GGGCCCCTAGGAGTTGAGTACTTCAGGAATCTTCACCGTGCCTCAAGCTAGACATCGCGACCTTGATCGTCGTACGACTTCGTCAGGTAGTAAGTTCTATTACCTGGCGAGTCCGCAGACATCGGTGCGCGTTGTCGCTGAGGGTGAGGTCAAGGCTTGTGACGATGTGGTCGGCAACTGGAATGGCGTTAATGCCCTCCAGCTTGACGAAACACACGTTTCCAGGCCTCGGCTCACTGGTGAGCAATGGTCGTCGGGCACTCTCGTGCGCAAGCTCGAGAACTGGCCGATTGACTATGTGCCCACCCCGGTGGATCCCAGGACTGTCTTTCCTGAGTTCGATCCACTCGAACGCAGTAATTACGCCTGGGAGCTTCTTGGGAACACCAATATCTCAGTACCGATCGTCTCGGTACCGACCTTTATTGGTGAGCTCAAGGACATTCCTTCACTCGTGAGAGGTTGGGGGGACAATATCCTACGCCAAGTGGCCAAGGGCCACCTATCCTGGCGTTGGGCCGTCCGGCCCCTCCTGAGTGACCTGGGCAAGTTGTACAATCTCTCTGAGAGCATGCGTGCTCTAGAGCTCGATTTGTCCATCCTGTCCCAGCAGAAGTACCTCAGCAAGAGGCATCCTTTAGCCCCGCAATATCCTCACCCGGGCAACGAGCATGATCGACTTATCATCGACAGCTCTAGCACCGGGTCCGTGATCTTTGCGGAACGCGCTTCCCTCAGGTCCCATCGGATCTGGGGGTCGGTGAAATGGATAAAATCACCGGACTTTGATATCCCTCTCGGCCCCGAAGGGGGCCGGTTTAGGGAGCTTACGCTCCTGGGTATCAACAGTCAAGCCGCGCTGGCTACTCTGTGGGAACTCACACCATGGAGCTGGTTCATCGATTGGTTTGCTGGTATTGGCACTGTCATTCGTGCCACCAACAACGCCATCCCGATGACCTGGGGGAACATCTGCATCATGCGGACCTCGACTGTAGAGTCGATGTTCACAGTTGAAGATGGCCTGTGGTCTCTTGACTTCTCACTATCCGGTGAGTTTAAAGAGCGCCACGTACGGAAGGAACGGTGGCCATCCACCCCATTGTTCCCTTTCGTACCCTCCTACCTCCCGCTGTTTGACAGCGGGAAATGGTCTGTCCTGGCTTCTCTGTTGGCTCTGAAGTGGTTCCGGGCCGGGCGGCCCGGGCGTATACCACGTAGAACCATCATTTAGCCAGGAGCTCCAGATGCTTGCAGATCCACAGACCGTGACCTTCACTTCGGGCGCTAAGTCCCTTGCGAAGATCAATCAGGACAAGTACTCTTCCGAGTACTATCTCCGGGAATCGTTG